ATGAACGCCATCGAAAAACTCCAGTCTGAGCGTCAACGGGTAGTAGCGCGCCTGGCTGAGATTGACAGGATCTTGGGCCAATATGAAGAGCTACAGCGTATCGCTGAGAGCTACCTCTCCTCTGGCGCTCCGCATACAGCACACACTGGAACGGTTACTGATTCGGTGAAAACGCAGGAGGAGGCGCAGCATGAGCCTAGCGTCACCGAGCCCAATTTGCCTCGCGTAAAGAGTCCCAAGACGCCGATGGTCGAATTTGAGCGTGTCGTAACTGAGCTGCTTTCCGAAGCCGAAGTGCCGTTGGATCGGTCCGCGCTCTACAAGGCGCTGCTCGACCGTGACATCGCCATCGGAAGCCCGGATGAGAGTTCCGATCTAAATACGCTGTCTGTGCGCATGTCCCGGATGAAGGACAAGGTTGTAAACGTAAGTGGCCACGGCTACTGGCCGAAAGACCGAGCGTTCCTCCCCGGCGGCTATGTGCCGACGGGAGTAGGCGACATGCCGTCTCAAGATGTTACTAGCGAAAGCGATCTGGCCTGATCCGGAAAGCCTAAGCGCCTCGGATGTGGCTTCCGTTTTGATTTACGTTTGTCACAGCCAAGGTACAGCCTCTCGTGCGCGCAGGCCGGTTCTTCCTCGGCATCACAGTGACGCAGTGGTGACGCAAGAATGACGGACTTTGGCGCGCAACCCATTGAAAGTGTTGAGATGACGCACTTGGCTCAAACCTTTTTGATAAAGGGGGAAAACCACCCAACCCTGAAGGCCCAAATTACCCCTTATATAAAATGTTTCCCGGGCAGGTGCGTCATCTCAACACTATCAAGCACTTACGCCCCAAAACCCGTCATTCCTGCGTCATTCTTGCGTCATGCGCCGCGCCCCTCGGGCCGGTCTGAGGGGCTTCAATCGGGAAGGATCGGGAAGGCGGCGGTTCCTCCCGGGCCGATTTGTATGCGGGGGAGCGCAGCGCATTGGCCCGCCAACGTCAGGGGGCGAGAATGACTAAACTCGACAGCCATGAGACCAAGACCGCTTTCGCCGCCCGCGTCGGCCTGACCAAAGGCCGCATCTCGCAACTGGTGGCCGAGGGTCTGCCGGTGCGCCCCGATGGTCAGATCGACGTGGCGGTGGGCCTCGCCTGGATCGAGGACAACCTCGACCCCGCCCGCCGCAACAAGGGTGGTGCCGCTGCGACCCCCGCCCGCGTCTCGACCAGGCTGGCCGAAGCCAAGCGGCTGCATGAGATCGTGAAGGTGCAGCGCGCCAAGCTGGCCTTCGAGAAGGAACAGGGCCTGCTGGTCGAAACCGCCGCCGCCACCCGCACCGTCTTCGCCCGCGCCCGTGCCGAACGCGACGCCCACATGGCTTGGGTGCAGCGCACCGCGCCGCTGCTGGCGGCCGAGGTCGGGGCCGATCCGCGCGCCACCTTCGCCGCACTGGACCGGATGATGCGCGAGCATCTCGAACACTTGGCCGACCTTCCGCTCGGGAGCTTTGGCGATGGTGCCTGACATCGACCTTGCGTGGCGGCGCGGCATCCGCCCGGAACCGCCCATCCCGGTCTCGGACTGGGCCGACCGCCACCGCATCCTGCCGCCCACCTCTGCGGAACCAGGCCGCTGGCGCACGGACCGCACGCCTTACCTGCGCGCGGTGATGGACGCGCTGTCCACCTCCAGCCCTTACGAACGGGTGGTGTTGATGAAGGGCGCTCAGACCGGAGGCTCCGAGGCTGGGCTGAACTGGCTGGGTTACATCATCCAGAATGCGCCCGGCATCGCCATGCTGGTCATGCCCTCGCTCGATATGGTGCGGCGCAACACGACGGTGCGGATCGACCCGCTGATCGAGGCCACCCCTGCCCTGCGCGATCTGGTCTCGGCCCCGAGGTCACGCGATGCCGGGAACAGCCTGTTCCGCAAATCCTTCTCCGGCGGCCAGTTGGTGATGACCGGCGCGAACAGCGCAGTCGGCCTGCGGTCTACGCCGGTGCGCTACCTGTTCCTGGACGAGGTGGACGGCTATCCCGGCGATGCCGATGGCGAGGGGGACCCCGTCGATCTGGCCATTCAGCGCACCTCCACCTTCCGGGGGCGGCGCAAGATTTACATGGTGTCCACGCCGACTCTGAAGGGTCACTCCCGCATCGAGGCGGCCTTCCTCGACAGCGATCAGCGGTATTTCCACGTCCCCTGCCAGCACTGCGGCGAAATGGCCCCGATCATGTGGGCGCGCATCCGCTGGCCAGAAGGGCAGCGCGACGCCGCCTACCTGGTCTGCGATGCCTGCGGCGGCGTGCATCACGAGCACGACAAGCCACGCCTGCTGGCCGCTGGAGAATGGCGACCAACCGCGCTGGGTGATGGCCGCACCGCGGGGTTCCACCTGTCATCACTCTATTCCCCGTGGGAGACATGGGCCGAGATCGCGCAGGAGCACGCCCGCGTCGCAAAGGATCCCGCCCGCCTGCAGGTCTGGGTCAACACCAAGTTGGGCGAGTCCTGGGAGGACCAGGCGGGCGATACCGTTCCCGCCGATCCGGTGATGGCCCGGCGCGAGGATTGGGGCAGCGACCTCGCCCCCGGCGTGGCTGTGCTGACGGCAGGCGTCGACGTGCAGGGCGACCGGATCGAGGTGCAGATCGTCGGCTGGGGCCGGGACGAGGAAGCGTGGGTGATCGACTATCGCGTCTTGTGGGGCGACCCTTCCGGCCCACGCCTCTGGTCCGACCTAGACGGCGTGCTGAACGGCACTTGGGGAGATCTGCCGGTGCGCGCAGTGGCGGTGGATACCGGTGGCCACCACACCAAGATGGCCTACGAGTTCTGCCGCACCCGCCTCGCCCGCCGCGTCTGGGCGATCAAGGGCCGCGGCGGCCCCGGCATCCCGGTCTGGCCCCGCCGCCCGACCCGCACCAACAAGGGCAAGATCCCGTTGTTCATCGTCGGCGTCGATGCCGTGAAGGATGCCGTTTACGCGCGCCTGAAACTGACCGAACCTGGCCCCGGAGCTATCCACTTCCCCCGCCGCCTCGACGCCGACTACTTCCGCCAGTTGACCGCCGAACGTGTCGTCACCCGCTTCGAGAAGGGCCGCCCCATCCGCTCCTGGCAACCCAAACGCGAAGGCGAACGCAACGAAGCGCTGGACACCTTCGTCTACGCCCACGCCGCCCTGCACGGCCTGATCAGCATGGGGATGCGGTTGAACGAGGAGGTGGAGGGAAGGGTTGGCGTACCAGTGCAGCCAATGCGTACGGCGATCCGTTCTGCATGGATGGGATAACTCGCCTCCGCTGGCAGTCAGTGCAAAAGGATTTTGGCGCGGCGCGAAACATGCTCGGAACCTGCACACAAAGGCCATCACACATCTTCAAAGCGAAGACGGTAAATGGACTTGCATCCGCCCGGTTCGAAGTGGAACTCCCAATCGTTCCGATGTAAGCTTGCCGAGAACAATAAAAGAACAGGATGATCCAGTGACAGAGGCGGTGAGGTTCACGAAACGCTATGGCGACGTTGGGGAGACCAAATCCGACGGGGCAACCTACACACCCCGGGCGCTTGCTGACTTCGTGGCTGACCGCATCCTAGCAAACGCGAACCTTGTTTCTGGGCGGGCTATCAGGGTTCTTGACCCCGCGATAGGACACGGCGAGTTGCTCCTCGCGATACTAGATCGAATTGACGGGCCTGTCGAAGTCTTCGGATTTGAAACAGACCATTTGGCGTTGGCTGTGGCCCGCAGGCGCCTGTCGCTCGAACATCCGCAGGCCATCCTGAACCTTCGCCTCGGCAGCTTCTTGGACCATGTGCTCGACGACTTCGCGGGTGGGCTGTTCGCCAGTGCCGAACCTTATGACATCATCATCGCCAACCCGCCGTATGTGCGCACACAAATCATCGGTGCCGACCGCGCGCAGCAACTCGCCCAGCAGTTTGGGCTGACTGGGCGGGTTGACCTATACCACGCCTTCCTTCTTGGCATGGCGACAGTTCTGGCACCAGAAGGCGCGGCCGGTTTCATTGTCTCAAACCGGTTCATGACGACGAAGGGCGGCGCATCCGCCCGCGCCGGGATGATGACTGGCCTCCGGCTGCGCGAAGTCTATGACTTGGGCGACACAAAGCTGTTCGATGCTGCCGTGCTGCCTGCCGTGCTGATCGCTCGGGGCGCAGGGGCGAAGTCCGCCACACCGTCCTTCGTGACAATTTACCAGACAAAGGATGAGCCCGCGCATACGGCCGCTACTCCGATAGAAGCAGTTGGAAAACATGGTGCGGTGTCTATTGACGATGGCCGGACCTTCCTTGTTCAACATGGGACGCTAGACACGGGCGGGGACCCTTTCGGGGTGTGGCGGCTGGCGTCGGCAGGTGTGGAAAGCTGGCTGGCAACCGTTGAACAGAACGCCTGGGGCACCTTCCGCGACATTGGCAAGATCAGGGTCGGGATCAAGACGTGCGCCGACAAGGTATTTCTTCCTAAAAAATGGGACTGCGAGCTAGAGTTGCACCGACCCTTGACGACGCACCACATCGCGCGGCGGTTCCGGTCCGAGCCACACAACCAGCTAGTCTTGTACCCGCATCAGGCGGTTGATGGCAAAAAGCAGGCCGTGGACCTGTCCCTGTATCCGGCCAGCCTTGCCTATCTGGAGCAGCACCGGCAGACCCTAGAAGACCGCAGCTATGTGATTGAGGCAGGGCGACAGTGGTATGAAATCTGGGTGCCGCAGAACCCGGCCGACTGGCCGGCGCCAAAGCTGGTATTCAGGGACATTTCCGAGCGGCCCACCTTCTGGCTGGACCTTGAGGGTACAGTTGTAAACGGCGACTGTTATTGGCTGACGGGGGATGAAGACCTGTTGTGGCTCGCGGTTGGCGTGGCCAACTCCACCTTCATCGAGCGCTTCTATGACCTCCGCTTCAACAATAAGCTCTATGCGGGGCGGCGGCGGTTTATCACACAGTATGTCGAACAGTTCCCCCTCCCAGACCCAGAGAGCAGCGGCGCACGGGAGATTGTGACCGCCTGCCGCGACCTTTACGCCCGGATGGCCAACGGCCCCGACCCAGCCCTTGAAAAGCGTATTGACCGGATGGTGTGGTCCGCGTTCGGCCTACCTGTAGAAGAAGTCTGACGGGAGCGGTATCTGAAGCTTCTTGTTGAGGACCTTGCCGCCAAACTGCGGGAATCGTGAGAAAAAGTTCGCTCCTGTGGTCAGGTACAGGTGGGTCAGCGTCACCGCAGCACCATCCGTTTGCGCATAGAACAGGGCATAGCGCACGTCGCAATGGCGGACCTGCGTTCCGGCGATTTGTGGCACGTCCAGCGGCTCCTCGCTGGCAGGTCTCACCAACCCCAGGTCGATGGTTGGCGAGGTCTGTAGCTTGACCTCCAGCAACTGGTTCCGAACATCCGGAAAGCGCCCATCGTCGCGGTAGTCGGCATAGCCCAGAAGCTCGCAGACGATGCGGTGCAGCGCGGCACCCCTGTTGCGTTCCTGATCCCAACCAGCATCTGGGAAGGACCGACCCACCGCGCCACGTAGCCTCTCGAAAACCTCGCCAATGGGCAGGATGAGGCCGTGCGTCGGGTGGTCTATCGGGCTGACGGTCTGGGCTAGGTTCGCCCCGGCCCGAATATGAGGCAGGAGGGCGTCGGTGTCAGTCGGGGAAATCAACTCCTCAGGCGCTGCCCCAGGAATCAGCCTCGCCTGATATTTTTGTGTCAGAGTACCGGTGGTGTCGAGCTGCGCCAGCTCCTCGCCATTGACAACCTTAACCCCTGCGATTTGGTCAGCCTCATCGACACGCAGGATGACATAGCGGCGCGTCGGGGAGAGCTCTTCATTCCAGACTTGAAGGTTGTTCGACTTCTGGGCGTAGGTGTCGAACATTTGGCCCAAAAAGCGGGGCTGGGTCTTCTTGAAGCTTGAGGGCACGGGGTAGCCCAGAGCGCGACAGACGTTCTCTTTGACGACCTTTGATCGTGTACGAAGGGCCAGGCCGGCAAGGCTTATCCCGCGCAGCCGCTCGTCTAGGAGTACCTCAAGTTCGGGTGTTGGGATCCAAAGGTCTGGATCGCCAACCTCAATGGGATCATAAATCGTAAGGCCACTATCGGCGATTGCTCGTGCGTAATCCTGACTCATCGTGCCTCAGCATTCTCAACTTCTTGAGAAGGCTAGCAGTTGGATCAATGATCGACTAGCCGCCGCGTTCTAGCCCAGCAATTTCCAATCCCGATCCTTCCCATCCGCTCGGATACCCCGAGGACGCCGTGCATGAGACACTGCGCACCATGCGGACGCTGCTTCATCGCCTCCTAGGATTCACGCGCACGCGCGGCTTTGACGCTGCGGGTGGTGGTCGGCGTTGGGAGGGGGCGCGGACGGTCGACGGGCTGAACACGGCGATCCTTGCGGGCGCGACCACGGCGGCGCGACGTGCGGGATGGTATGCGCGGAACAACCCTTGGGTCGCGGCTGCTGTGGACAGTCTGGTGGGCAATGTCGTCGGTGCGGGGATCAAGCCGCAATCCACGCACCCTGATCGCGCGGTGCGCGAACGGCTGCAGGTGTTGTGGCTGCGCTGGACGGACCATGCCGATCCGGGCGGGCTGGCCGATTTCTACGGTCTGCAAGCTATGGCCGTGCGCGCAATGGTCGAGGGCGGCGAGAGTTTCGCCCGGCTGCGAGTGGTGCGCGATGCCGCCACCGTTCCATTGCACATCGACCTCTTGGACCGGGACCAGGTGCCGCTGGACCTGCACCGCGACATCGGCGGCGGCGCGCGCATCCGAGCCGGGATCGAGTTCAACGGCGCTGGGCAGCGCACCGCCTATTGGGTCATGCGCGACCGGCCCGGCGATCCGCTGACCTCGCTGCGGCTGGAACCGCTGCGGCTGCCCGCCGCCGATTGCCTGCATTTGTTCAAGCCGCTGGCGGCTGGCCAATTGCGCGGGATCACCTGGCTGGCCCCGGTGCTGCTGCGCCTGCACGAGTTGGACCAGTTCGAGGATGCGGCGCTGGTGAAGGCCAAGGTCGCGGCGCTGTTCACCGGCTTCATCACCGATCCTGACGGCACGGCAGGCGGGCTTTCCGGCACCAACACCAACGGTGCGCTGACCGTGGGCATGGAGCCCGGCAGCCTGATCCCCCTTCCGCCCGGCACCGACATCCGGTTTTCCAACCCGACCGAGCACGATGCCTACGCGCCTTTCGTGAAGAACCACCTGCGCGCCGTCGCAGCCGGGATGGGTCTGCCCTATGAACTTGTCTCGGGCGATCTGGAAGGCGTGACCTATTCCTCGATCCGCGCCGGGCTGATCGAGTTCCGCCGCCGCGTCGAGCAGCTGCAGCACAACGTGGTCGTCCATCTGCTCTGCCGCCCGGTCTGGGAACGCTTCGTGCGGCTGGCAGTGCTGTCGGGCGATCTGCCCGCACGGGACTTCGACCGCGATCCCGCGGCCTATCTCGGGTGCGAATGGCTCCCGCCCAAGTTCGACTACGTCGATCCCAAGAAGGACGTCGAGGCCGAGATCCTCGCCATCAACGCCGGTCTCAAGAGCAGGACGCAGGCCATCTCCGAACGGGGCTACGACGCCGAACAGGTCGATGCCGAGATTGCCGCCGACAAGGCGCGCTCGGATGCGCTGGGCCTGAACTTCGGTGCTTCGCCTGTCCAGAAAGAGGACATCGCCGATGAATGACACCGTCACCCTGCTGAACCGCCGCGCCGACCTGGCCCCGGCGAGCGCCAACCGCGATGACCGCACCGTCGAGGTGATTTGGTCCACCGGTGCACCCGTGCGCCGCCGCGACATGGCTGGCCCTTATGTCGAACGCCTCAGCCTTGCGCCTGAGGCGGTGGACCTGTCGCGCTTGCAAGGGGCCAGCGTGCTGGATGCGCATCGCCAGTCCGCTGTCCGCGATGTGCTGGGCAGCGTGCAATCCGCAGCCGTCGATGGACAGCGCGGCACGGCGCTGATCCGCTTCTCGGCCCGCCCCGAGGTGGAACCGCTTTGGCAGGACGTGCTGTCCGGGATCCTGCGCCATGTCTCGGTCGGCTATTCGGTCGAGGAATGGGCCGAGACCACCGAGAACGGCGCGCGCGTGCTGACCGCCGTGCGCTGGACCCCTCACGAGATTTCCCTGGTGCCTACGCCCGCCGATCCCGGCGCCCACATCCGTATGGAGACCCACATGACCGACACCAACACCCCCGCACCGCCCGAGGCGCAGACCCGCGCCGCGATCAACACCGAGATCCGCTCCATCGCCCGCATCGCCGGGCTGGACCAGGCGTGGATTGACGGCCAGATCGACGCCGCCGCCGATGCGGACTGCGCCCGCCGTGCCGCCTTCGAGGCGCTTGCCAACCGCAGCGCGCCGACGATCCGCACCGAACAGGTCCGCGTCGAGATGGGCGATAGCCACGATGACCCGGCCCTGCGTGCCCGCCAGATGGGCGAGGCCCTCTATGCCCGGATCAACCCGCGCCATAAGCTGTCGGACCCTGCCCGCCGCTATGCCTATGCCACGCCGGTGGACATGGCCAAGGAACTGCTGACCCTGCGGGGCGAATCCACCATGGCGCTGTCGCCAGCCAGCCTGGTGACCCGCGCCCTGCACACTACGTCCGACTTCCCGATCATCCTCGGCAACACCGTGGGCCGCGTGCTGCGCGATGCCTACCAGGCCGCCCCTTCCGGCATCCGCCGCCTCGGCCGCCAGACCTCGGCGCGGGATTTCCGGGCGGTGAACAAGATCATGCTGGGCGAAGCGCCGCTCCTGGAGAAGCTGAACGAGGCGGGCGAGATCAAGTCTGGAACCATGGCCGAGGCGCGCGAGGCCTACAAGATCGAGACCTGGGCCAAGAAGATCGGCACCACCCGGCAGGTGCTTGTGAACGACGACCTCGGCGCCTTCGCAGACCTCGCCCGCCGCATGGGCCAAGGGGCCGCCGAGACCGAGGCACGGATCCTCGTGACCCTGCTGGAGGCGAACAGCGGCAACGGCCCGACGCTGTCGGACAACAAGGCGCTGTTCCATGTCGATCACGGCAACCGCGCGACGACAGGTGCCGTGATCTCGGACACCACCCTATCGGCCGCGCGTCTGGCCCTGCGCACCCAGAAGCGCATCGAGGGCCGCGTGATCCGCGTGACGCCGAAGAACCTTTTGGTACCACCCGCGCTGGAGACGGTGGCCGAGAAGTGGCTGGCGACCATCGCGCCCGCCACCGCCACCGATGTGAACCCCTTCTCGGGAGCGATGTCGCTGGTGGTCGAACCACGCCTGTCCAGCGCAACCCGCTGGTATGTGACCGCCGACCCCGGCGAGATCGACGGCCTCGAGTTCGCCTATCTCTCGGGCAACGAAGGGCCGCAGGTGGAAAGCCGCTCGGGCTGGGACGTGGACGGCGTGGAAATCCGGGTGATCCTGGACTTCGGCGCAGGCTTCATCGACCACCGCGGCTGGTTCCAGAACCCCGGGGCGTGACGTGGCCGACCTCGCCCAACTCACCGCCTGGCGCGACGCCCTGATGGCCGCCCGCTATCAGGGCATCCGCACCGTCGAATACGACGGCAAGCGGGTCACCTATGCCAGCGACGCCGAGATGGCAGCCGCGCTGGGCGACCTCAACCGCCAGATCACCGGCACCACGGCCCGCATCGCCGTGGTCCGCATCCAATCCTCGAAAGGGCTTTGACCATGAAGAACCATATTCAGAAAGGCGACGTCATCACCGCGGCTGCTCCCGCAGGCGGCATTGGCGCTGGCGAGGGGGCGATCATCGGCAACATCTTCGGCGTCGCCGCCTATGTGGCCGCCGTGGGCGAACCGGTCGAACTAGCCACGACGGGCATCTATCAACTGCCGAAAGCCACCGCCGCCGTGCTGACGGTCGGCGCCCGCGTGTCCTGGGACAACACGGCCAAGAATATCAACGTGCCGGGCACCGGGCGTTTCCCGGTGGGCATCGCGACAGAGGCCGCCGGGAACGGCATCACCAGCGTCGCGGTGCGCCTCGATGGCGTGGCAACGGTGGCGGCATGATGGAGCGGGACATACGCGCGGTGCTGGATGGCCTCGGGCTACTGGTTCAGGACAGCAAGGACGCAGGCAAGCTTCAGGCTATGCGCAACTATGCGGCTGTCATGGCCCTGTGCGCCGACCTCCGGAGGTTGGCCGAGGAGTATAACGGCACGCGGAACATCACGATGGTCATCAGCGAGTTGGAGAACCACATGGCGGCCGTCGCCGGACTGTTCCCGACTTGGGACTTGCCGAAGGATCAACACCTCGTGGGCGCACATTCCGCCATCGCCAAGCTGGCCATGGGCACATGCTTTGGCCAGTCAACCTAGTCGGGAAGGAATGTTCAGGCGGCGTGCTCGCCCTCGCCGAACGCCATGTCGGTGATCTCGCGGAGGCGGGCACGGTAATGTTCCATCGTGCCGACATGGCCCCAGTGCACCTCCTCGGGGTTGTAGCCGAAGTGGTCGGCGCTGTGGGCGGCCAACCGGGCCATCATGGCGTCGATCTCGGTCTTCGCGGCGATGAAGGTGTCCAGTGCGGCGTCGTTCGTCTTGGGCATGGCGGCTCCCGATTTGGCTTCGGGGACATGACGGCTGGGCCGTCTTGATATAGCAAGTTGTTTTCGGACGGCATTTCGGTGTTTCATCGGAGCACACCAACCTGATCGATTGGGCAATGCTTCCAAAGCCGCTGCTTGACATACTCGAACCAGCCTATCGCCCCTGCGCGCATTTCGACGGCGCATGCGCGGGTGCCTGTACGTGGGAACCGGCACGGGGCTTGGTGCCCTGTGCCTTCGGCGGCGCACTGGGCTCGCTTGATGAAGTGCGCCTGATCATCGTGACCGCAGAACCCGGCGACCCGCCAAACAGCACCGGCTATCAAGGAACGCCGCAGGACATGGTCCAGAATTCGGTGCGCATTTTTCGCGAAGCGATGCAGAACTTTGGGATAGACAGGGCCGGGCGCCCCACACCGTTTCATCGAAACATGCGCCGCATCCTTGATGCCTTCTGGCCGACAGATGGCCTCGACGTCCAACTCCGGAGGACCTGGACGACCAACGCTGTTCTCTGCCCGGCCGAGGTTTCCGGGGGTAAGCACCTCCCTCGGGTTGAGAAGGCATGTACCGAGACCTATCTTGCGCGCCAGTTGGACCTTTTCCCGAAAGCCTTCGTCCTGGCGCTGGGCGGCAAGGCGCGCGACCGCATGCAGACAGCAGGGTTGAGGTTTGACGCAGTCGGATTGCACCCGAGCGCGCGTGCATCGGAGGCCGATAAAATGGCATCTTGGGAAATCGCTGCGCGGCTGTTTCGTGGAGAGACGTCGGAAGGTAGGATCTCCGCACCGGCATCACCGCCACGACAAGATCGATCACACCGCGTAAAGCGAGGTGCAATGCCACCGCGGCCAGAATTGACCAGCGATCTTCAGGCAGCCATCAGAGCCCTTCCGCCCGGAGTAGCCGACTTCTTCCGGAGATTGGTCGATCACCCGGAGTATGGGTGTCAGGCAGGGCGGATGCAGCTGATGGTGTCCTTCCGCGGCGCGAAAGTGGGCGGTCTGAACCGCCAAGCATCGCATTGGTACTTCTCAAAGGTTTTCATCTGCGATCACGGCGATCCAGCCACAATGACGCAGCACGGTTTCGGGCATGTGGTCCACAACGAGAAGCACGAGTATTGGATGCGTCAGGGGGCCGGGGCGCAGGCTGCCTTCGAGGACGCAATGGTCGCAATGACCGGGGTACGGCCGTGAGCGACACGCCTTCGCCAACAGGAACGTCCCACGAACATCCTGCGATTCCCATGTCGCATGGGTGTTGCACGGAGGAAATCGGAACGGCTGTAAGCCTTTGGAATCGCGCAGAAAGATCTTGTTCTGTGTCGCAACGCGAAAAGCGCCCCGTGGGGCGCTCTGTTATGGCCTAAGCCTTTGATATCTTGTATGAAGATTTGGTTGCGGGGGCAGGATTTGAACCTGCGGCCTTCAGGTTATGAGTCGTGTCGAACGAACCATGAACGGTCGCGCAGGATCGCGAGTTGTTGCGCGGTTTCCGCCAGTTGCAAGCCGGGCCAACCGAAGCGGCCTGCGCGCGGATTGTCAGGATTTCGCAGCGGTTTTCACCCTCGTGCTTCCACTATGCTTCCACCGGGCAGCGAAGTGATTTTCCGGTAGCACAGCGATCATTCATGGCAGGTCAGTCGATCACGACCAGGTTCTGTGGATCCAGCGTTGCTTCACCAACCCAACGATAGGCGCAGGTCACGCGGGGATAGTCGAGACAGACTGCATTGGGTGCGTCGATGGTCGGGGTGCCCAACCGCTTGTAGTGCCCGAAGAACACCGGCTTTGCTTCGGCCCCATAGGCGCGAAAAGCGACGTCGCCCTCGATTGGCGTCGCAGGCAGTGTTTCAGGGTCCGGCACCGACAAAGCCGCGTCGCGCCAGGTCATGGCGTCCGATTGCCACCATTTCAGACGCAGCGCAGTGCGTCGGTGGCCCTTGATGTCATGGAAATGATGCGGCGCGGGCAGTTCCGCTTCCGGCCCCTTCAGCGTTGTCAGGACAGCCTCCGCAAACCCACTGGCATCATTTTCCAGCGCGATTTCCTGCAGATCGCCGTTTGTGAGCAGGCCGTCCGGACGGCGATCCATGATCGTCGCAATGCGCGCCTCATCCCAGCAGGCATGGACGAGACGTAGGCCACCCAGATCAAGGAACAGCGGCAACGACAGGAACCAGTCCATCACCTCAGTCGTGTCCGGGTGCCCAACCGGAAATTCATCAAGGAACGTCTGGTGCTGGTCCCGGTTCTTTGCCGAATGAGCCCGCATGTAGCCATCGTCCGTGCCATCGGCGTTCAGGCCCGGCCGATGGTAGAGCAGCGCATTCAACTCGTGATTGCCCATGATCGCCACGGCATGCTCCTGATCGCACATGGCGCGGACGAGGGTCAGAACCGAACGGTTCGTGCGACCCATATCTATGAAATCACCGAGGAATGCAGCGATGCGGCCTTCAGGATGTGACCATGACGCACTGCCGGGCACATAGCCAAGGGTGATGAGCGTTCGCGTCAGGCGGTCGATATCGGCGTGAATATCCGGGATGATGTCATAGTGCTGCATCAGGCGAGCTTACCCCAAAAGCCGGTCTTTTTGCCATGCTCCGCCTTCAGGCGCGCGGCATAGGCGTGATGCGGCTCGACCAGTCCGAAGTCCTCGATCCGTCCGGCCAGGTCCGCACAGGTCGCCAGGTGCTGGGCAGCATAGCCATAACGCTTCTGCCTCCCCTCGGTCAGCGTGAAATCGATCATCGCCCTCAGCGCCACCGTCGCGGCCAGCGGATGCTTCTCGGCCAATGTCTCGGCCGCCGGGGCGAGGAATTCGTAGTGATCGCCATCGACCTCGTCCTGCCGGTCGATCAGCACTCGCGCGGCGTGGCCAAGCGATGGCCAATTCAGAAAGAAGGCCAGGGCTGCAAGCGGGTCGGCATGGCCAGCGGCATGCGCCATCGCCCGCTCCTCAGCCTCGATGTCGTCGAAATCCGGCAGACGCTTCAGATAGGCCCGCAGGTGCTCACCCGACAGGTCGCGCTCGAAACACGCCCAGCGGAATGCCTGCGCCTCGACTTTCCGGTCAAGCGCCTCGAGCACGGCAAGGCGCGCGTCCTGCCACTCGGGCGGGATCCAGCGCGTCTTGTCCACTTCCGCCCGCTCGATGAAGCCAAGCGCGTCCCCTGCCCTGCCCGCCGCCAGCAGGCGCTGCGCAATTTCGGCCGCGATCTTTGGTACCTTGCGGGTCTTGGGGTCATACTGCGCGATAAAGCCGTCGACGTCGCCCTGGACGTCGGCGATGTCCCTCAGTGCCATTTCGACCGTGCTCCGCCGCGCGCGTTCCTCCATCTCGTGAGCATAGCGTGTGCCGCCGCTGCCCCAGCCGACGGCCTGCCATTCGCTCTTTGGCGGTACTGGCACGGGCGTGCGCCCAAGTTCCTCGACCAGTGTCTTCAGATGCGCAACGCCCTCCGGGCCCAGCGCCGGGGCGATAATGGCGATCAGACCGTCGTACTGGCCAAAGCCGTTGTCCTGCAGCCCATCGAGAATCTGCCGCGCCAGTGCCTCCGGCGCCGCGTCAGCCGCCTTGGCCACCTCGCCCAAATCGGCGCATGCCTGGTGGAAGATGTCGATGACGGTGCCGCTGCTGTCATCGCAGCGTTCGAACACTGGCATGGCCAGTCCCATGAACCGCCACAGGAGCGCCAATGCCTCACCCGGATCATGCGGAGCGATCTGTTCCATGATGGCGCTGCGCTGGGTCTGAAGATCCTTCACCAGCGGCTTGCGGTTCTGCCAGTTCACGAAGGTACGTGCCTTTGCGATGCTGCTCAGCCGCTTGTTGATCTCCCGCGCCGCTTCCCTTGGGCCTTCCGCTCCGGCGAGCGCCAGCCGCAGCTTGCGCTTGGCAGCGGCATCGCCGGTGCTGATCTCGATCAGCAGTTGCGCCAGACGCTCAGCGCCCAGCGCCTCCAGGTTTTTTTCATTGAGGGTGGATTTCGACGCCATCGGAATTCCGTTTCTTTTCGCGGACCTTAGCAGCGCGGTCGGAAGACCGGAACCTGCGTTCTGATTCGCCGTGGCCAGAGTTTTCGCCCACGCCTGCGATTCAGCCCCTGCGTGGCATTACGTGGATTTTCCTTTTTCCACGCAATATCAATGTGTTCGTTGACTAGCCCTCCGCGTTGGGCACTGTGGAAACCAGTCAACCCGGAAGCCGATCTCTCATGCCCAAGCTCACAAAGCGCATCGTCGACGCCGCAGAAGCGCAAACCGCTGAATACTTCGTCTGGGACAGCGACATCCCTGGTTTCGGGCTGCGGGTGCTGCCAAGCGGGCGGAAAGGCTACGTCGTGCAATACCGCGCAGGGCGCCGGTCGCGGCGTATCAGCCTCGGGCCTAGCACCGTGCTGACCTGCGAGCAGGCGCGCACCCGCGCCATCACCATCGTCGCCGCTGCGCGCAACGGACTGGACCCGGCGGCCGAACGCGACGCAGGGCGCAAGGCGATCACGATCAAGGAATTGGCCGAACGGTTCGACAAGGAACACATCGCCATCCGCGTGAAGGCCAGTACGGGCAAGGAGTATCGCCGGAACCTGCAGCGCTTCATCCTGCCCGCCCTCGGGCAGTTGACGGTCATTGGGATCACGCGGGCAGACGTCGCAAAGTTCCACCACGACTTGCGGCACATCCCCTATCAGGCCAACCGCTGCCTCGAGGTGATCTCGAAGATGTTCAGCCTGTCCGAGATGTGGGGCCTGCGGCCGGACGGGACCAACCCGCGCAAGCACATCCGGAAGTATCCCGAGGAAAAGCGCGAACGGTTCCTGAGTGCGGCCGAGCTGCGCCGGATCGGCGAGGTGCTGCGCGAAATGGAAGCGGAAGGGGTGGAACTGCCCTCAGCCATCCTCGCCGCGCGTCTGCTGATCCTCACCGGATGCCGCCTGAATGAGATCATGTCCTTGCAATGGTCCTACGTCGATCTCGACGTCCCTGCCCTGCGCCTGCCGGATTCAAAGACAGGTGCGAAGGTCGTCCACGTCGGACAGCCGGTCGTAGACCTGCTCCGGGGCGCCCAGCGCGTCGACGGCAACCCTTGGGTGATCACCGGTACTCTGCCCGGCAAGCCCCTGAGCGATCTCCAGCCCTTCTGGCAGCGCGTCCGCGCCCGCGCAGGGGTAAAGGACGTCCGCATCCACGACCTGCGCCACACCTTCGCGTCCACGGCCGTGGCGTCGGGTCAAGGCCTGCCGATGATCGGCAAGCTCCTCGGCCACACGCAGGTCCAGACCACGGCGCGATACGCCCATCTCGCGGCGGAACCCGTCCGGATGGCGGCCGACGCGGTCGCGCAGAACCTGCGGCAATCCTTGGGATAA